AAAACGTAATCAAAATTATGTTGATGGTGCAGAACCTGGAATGTTTTTGAATATAGTTACAAAAAAACTATATAATGGAGCAGAAGGAATAAATGTTATTCCTTGTCATTATAAACTAGAGTATCAAGAATGGGCGGATTTTGGAACTGGTTCTAATAGACCAGAAAACATTTATTCAGCTGACTCTGATATTCTATCAAAAACAACCAAAGATACTTCAGGTAAAGACAGATTGGAAAATGGTCATTACATTCTAACTGTTGGTCAACACTATGTGTTGATTGTCAGTGAAGGTTCTGTTGAACAAGCTTTAATATCTATGAGTTCATCTCAAGGTAAAATAAGCAGAGGATGGAACTCTATGATGCTGTCTATTACTTTTGAAGGTAAAGATGGTCCATATAACCCATCGTCTTTTAGCCACAGTTATAAACTAAGTTCAGTTTTAAATTCTGGCAAAGGTAATCAATGGTATGGTTATAATGTTGTACAAGTTGGTAAAGTTGAAGATCCTGCTTTATACGAACGTGCTAAGAAATTTTACACTAGTTTAGCTAGCAAGTAGTGTGAATAGTGGGCGGTTGATGGAGACGGAGATCGCCCACGGTTAACAAAGAAATAATATGAAAGATTTAGAAAAATTTATAAATATATTTGAAGGACTCGACATTGCCTACGGCATTACTAAAAAAAGTGACGAGATTAATGAAAAAGGTAAAAATGTAACTAAATCTTTTACAATAACAAAGACACCTTTAAAAAGTCTTTGGCAAGATCACCTTGATGGAAAAGATCCAGGCCTTGGTATAATTCCAATTAATCAAAAAAACAAATTAAAATGGGGATGTATAGATGTTGATAAATACCCTGTAAATCATAAAGAATTTATTGATATTTTAAAAAGAAAAAATATTAAAGCAATTGTGTTTCGTTCTAAATCTGGTGGAGCACATATTTTCGTGTTTACAAAAACTTTTGTTCCAGCGATAGTTATGAGAGCAAAATTAAAGATGATTGCTTCTGCAATCGGTTATGCGAGAGCAGAAATATATCCTAAACAAGATTATATTAATATAGCAAGAGGAGACACAGGTAGTTTTTTAAACCTTCCTTATCATAATTCTGAAAAATCTGTAAGATATGCGTTTAATTCTCAGGGTTTTAAAATGTCTTTACAAGAATTTTTTTATTACCATGAGGCCATGTCTATGACAGAAGAAGAGTTAACTAATTTTGTAATTTCTAACGAAAAAGAAAATATTAATTTTTTTAAGGGTATGTCACCATGTTTAGTTACACTCTTAAGTGATGGTGTACCAAACGGGCAAAGAAACAATTGTATGTACAATGTGGGTGTTTATCTTAAAAAACGATATCCGGAAAATGATGAATGGCAAGGTCATATGCATATATATGATAAAGAGTTTATGAAACCTCCATTAGGTGCTAACGAAATTAATGTATTAAAAAAATCTTTAAATAATAAAGACTATCACTACAAATGTAAAGATGAGCCTATATGTAGTTTTTGTGATGCTAAAAAATGTGCAACAAGAGAATTTGGTATAGGGGAAGATGGTCCAACACCAGAAATTACAGAAATTAGAAAATATGAATCAGATCCACCTATTTGGTTTGTTTCTTTAGACGGGCCCACAGTAGAAGTTGATGGTGCAACACTTCATGACGCTGAAAAATTTTCAGTGGCATGTATGGAACAGATTGGAAAACCTTTAATGCCTGTTCCAAAACACGCATGGAGAAAAGCACTAATAAAATTAACTGCTAAAGCTACAGCAGTGCCAGCTCCAGAATCTTCTAAAATTAGAGTTCAACTTACAGATATTTTAGCAGATTATATAAATAGGACTCCGGGTAGAGACAAAGACGATATTTTAAGAGGTGTTGCTTTTACAGATAAAAGCGGAACTACAATGTTTAAGTTTTCAAACTTTTGGAAATATTTATTAAGAACTAAATCTTGGGCCGACAAGACTTACCCAAAACAAAAAACTATGAGAATGCTGCAAGAATTATTTGGTGCAACAGAAGTTAGCCCAAAAATAGATGGTAAAACACATCGAGTATTAGAGATGCCTCATGTTAAGCTAGATAAACCTAATACAAAAAAATATGAAATGGAGAAAGAACCGTGGCAGTAATTAGAAAAAAAATAATGGGACCCCCAGGTACAGGTAAAACCCATAGATTAGTAAATCATTATTTAAATAAAGAACTCAATGACTTACACACAGATCCACAAAGAATAGTATATGTTACCTTTACTACAGCCGCATCTTTAGACGGATCAAAAAAAATTCAAACTATTTTTCCTGGAACAGAGCTTTTATATATTTCTACTTTACATAGTATGGGTAGTAGAGAATTAGGTATCAACACTAAAGAAAAATTATTAAAGGGTAAGAAATGGAAACAATTTAAAAATGTATATCCTGTTTATTCTGATATAAATTTTGATACTTTTGTTAATGAAACTGGAGCCGTTATACACCAAGATAAAAATTTGCAAGTAATAAATTTTGCACGAGCTAAATTAATTAGCTTAGAGGAAGCGTGTAGAGCTTTAAATTATCATGAAGGCTCTGTGGATATATACCGTGTTCAGCAATTAGCACAGGATATAGAATACTACAAAGAAAAGAATAACATGGTTGAGTTCGCTGACATGATTAAGTTATTTGTTGATAAAGAAAAACATCTTAATCTCGATGCAATTTTTCTCGATGAAGCCCAAGATCTAAATCCTTCGCAATGGAGAATGTATTTTCACATTGAAGCTCAATGTAAACGATCTTACATCGCAGGAGATGATGATCAAACAATTTTTAATTTTCAAGGAGCTGATTCTAATATTTTTATAGACTTACCAGGAGAAAGAGATGACCAAGAAAAATCTTACAGGGTACCAAAAGCGGTTCATAGAGAAGCATTAAAAATATTACCTTACATAGCTAAAAGAGTTAAAAAAAATTGGTATCCTAAAGACGAAGAAGGAGAGTTTATAGAAAACTGTTTTTTAGAAGAAATGGATTTTAGTAAAGGGGAGTGGATGATTTTAGCAACAACAAATAAATTATTAGAAGAATTTTCTGAACATTTCTACAGAAAAGGCATAAGAATATTTGGTAAGAATAACAGTGTTTTGCCTAAGAGCGCATTGGAGGCTTATCGATTTTGGATTAAACTAAATAATGGTGAATTGATTGCAACAGAAGACGCTAAAAAAATATGGGAATATTTATATTACAATAAAGGACATATTAAGTACGGATTTTCTAGCGGTAAAACATTAATAGGCGACGAGATGGTCTCTTTAAACATTTTAAAAAAAGATCATGGATTATTAATTGAGGGTGATTGGCAACAACTTGGTTTTGAAGAGAACACAAAAAACTATATAAAAAGTATTTTAAAAAGTGGGGATGATTTATCAACAGATTCAAGAATAGAATTATCTACAATACATGGAGCAAAAGGTAGGGAAAGAGAAAACATTGTTTTGTGTATGGATTACGGAACAGAAACACAAGCAGAATGGTTATCTAAAGAAGCATATAAGGATCCAGACTCGACACATAGATTATTTTTTGTCGGTGTAACAAGAGCAATGCAAAGATTATATATTTTAGCGCCATTAACAGCGCATTACTATACAATAGGAGAACCAATAGTATGAGCCCTGCAGCAATGGACTTATTATTTCTAACAGCGATGACTTCAATTTGGATACATATAATAATATGAGCGACGTATATAAAAAACAAATCGGAGGATCGCATTACTCGTCTATGAAAATTCAGCCGAGTGAGTTTATAAACAAAAATAATTTGCCATTCACAGAAGGAAACGCTATAAAATATTTGTGCAGGCACAAACAGAAAGGACAAAAGCAAGATTTGGAAAAAGCAATCCACTACTGTCAAATGGCAATCGATAGAGATTATCCCGAAAAAAAAGATTTCTTAGAAGAAGCTGAGAAAGAAAAAAAAGAATTAGAAGAATCTTATAAAGAATCAAGAAGACAAACGAAAGAACGGAAATCCACCGAATGGACTAAAGGTTATAACAAATGGAAGAAAAACAAATGATACAACAACCACTTTTTAAACCACAAACAGAATGGTTACCACCAGACGAATTTCCAGATCTATCTAAATATGATGAAATTTCAATAGACCTAGAAACTAAAGACCCTAATTTAAATATAAGTAGAGGCTCTGGTTCTGTTGTAGGGCTAGGAGAAATCGTAGGCATAGCAGTTGCTGTTAAAGATTGGTGTGGTTATTATCCAATTGCTCATGAAGGTGGCGGCAACATGGATCGTAAAAAAGTCTTAAAATGGTTTCAAGCTGTATTAAATACACCAGCCACAAAAATTTTTCATAACGCCATGTATGACGTTTGTTGGATTAGGGCCTTAGGTTTAAGTATTAACGGTAAAATAGTCGATACAATGATAGCATCGGCT